GAAAACCGTAAAAAAGGCGCAAATATATTATGAAAGTAGCTATTATCACCGACACTCATTTTGGCGCAAGGAATGACTCGGCTCATTTTTTAGATTATTACGAGAAGTTTTATAAAGAAACATTCTTTCCTATGGTTGATAGTGAGGGCGTTGATACTGTCCTCATTCTTGGCGATACATTTGACCGCCGTAAATATGTAAACTTTTTTACTCTGAAACGTGCCAAAGAGATGTTCTTTGATGGCCTATCAGAACGTGGCCTTGATGTTCATATGTTGGCCGGTAATCATGACACGTACTTTAAGAATACCAATGATGTGAATTCAGTTGACTTGTTGTTGCGTGAGTATGGTAACATCAATGTGATAGATGATCCTACAGAAATCTATGTTGGTCCTCATAAGATTTGCATGATGCCTTGGATTTGTCCAGAAAACTTCGATGACAGTATGCAGATGTTGAAAAAAACTGATGCACCTATTTGTATGGGACACTTTGAGATTGCAGGTTTTGCCATGCATCGTGGTATGCCATCAGAAGAAGGATTGAATCGTTCATTGTTCAATAAGTTTGAATACACCTTTTCAGGCCATTATCACCATAAATCTGATGCTGATGGCATTTATTACTTGGGTAATCCTTACGAACTCACTTGGCAAGATTACAACGACCCTCGTGGATTCCATCTTTTTGATTTGGATAAACGTGAGCTTACTTTCATTCATAATCCTAATGTAATGTTCCACAGATTGGTGTATGATGACAAAGTATCATCTATAAGTGATGTCCTATCAACATCATTGGAAGATTATAAAAACAAATACGTCAAAGTGGTAGTGGTAAACAAAGCCAATCCATATCTGTTTGACCAGTATATGAATAAGTTGTATGATGTTAATCCTGCCGATATTACCATTGTTGAAGACGCTTTAGACTTGACAGATGAAGCAGAAGATGATAAGATAGACGAAGCGGAAGATACAATCACAATCATTAACAAGTATGTGGATGCTCTCCAGAATGATGGTATCGATAATACCAAATTGAAAAACATGATGCGTGAGTTATACGTTGAGGCTTTGAATTTAGAACAGGCATGATAAAATTCCAAAACATAAGATGGAAGAATTTGTTATCTACGGGTAACACTTTTACCGAGATTAAACTGGACAAATCTACCAATACATTGATTATTGGTAATAATGGTGCGGGCAAGTCTACCATATTGGATGCATTATGTTTTGGACTTTTTGGTAAACCATTCCGTAAAATCAACAAACCAAACCTAATAAACTCAATCAACAACTCGGATGCTGTAGTTGAGATTGAATTTTCTATTGGTAAGAAACGATACAAAGTTATCCGTGGTATCAAACCAAATACGTTTGAAATCTTTTGTAATGGTGTAATGCTTAATCAGGACGCCAAGGCCAAAGATTACCAAGACTTCTTGGAAAAATCCATACTCAAGTTTAACTATAAGTCTTTCACACAAATTGTTATTCTTGGTTCAGCATCATTTGTTCCTTTCATGCAGTTATCTCCTGCCGACAGAAGAACAATCATTGAAGAACTGTTGGACATCCAAATCTTCACATCAATGAATGGCCTGATTAAAGAAAGAATGTCTGGCATCAAAGAAGAATCTTCCAAAAACAAGTATTCGATGGAGTTGGTTTCCGAAAAGATTAAGATGCAGAAACAAAACATCGAGGAAAACAAAAAACACAATGACGAAGAAATCCAAAGAAAGCAACAAGAGATAGAAGAATCACAGAAACAAGTATCTTCTTTGAATGTAGATATTGTCCTTATCCAAAAACATATTGAGTCTTTGAACAATAAAATTAACGATAAACTTTCCATAGAAAAAAAGAGTTCCAAGTTGATTCAAATGGAATCCAAACTTGGTTCACGTTTGAAAAAGTTAGAAAAGGGAGAAGGAGTTTTATGAAGAAAACCACGACTGTCCAACCTGCAAGCAAGGTATCGCTGAAGAGTTCAGACATAGCCAGCTTAATGGAATCAATCAAACAAAAGGAGAAGTTGGAGTTGCAATCGTTGATATTGAAAAACAAATCAAAGCAACAAACAAAAGGATCGAAGAAATCCAAAAAATAGCTAAACACATCCAAGAACACAACAACGAGGTTGTAAAACATAACTCAACTATATCTGCCATTAATACTTTTATTGGCAAGTTGAACAAAGAGATAACAGAACTTGGTACAAAGAAACAAAACTTGACAGAAGAGAATGACAAGTTAAAGGAATTAAAATCCGAACTAACATCATTGATTAAGGTACAAGAAGACTTGGCCGTAGAAAAACATTACCATGAATATGCAGCTGCATTGTTGAAAGATAATGGTATCAAAACCAAAATCATTAAACAGTATTTGCCTATCATCAATAAGTTGGTAAACAAATATCTAAAGGCCATGGACTTCTTTGTTAACTTTAACCTGAATGAGAACTTTGAAGAAACAATCAAGTCACGGCATCGTGATGAGTTTAGTTACTCCAATTTCTCCGAAGGTGAAAAGATGCGTATCGATTTGGCACTATTGTTTACATGGCGTCAAGTTGCTAAGATGAAGAACTCTACAAATACCAATCTACTAATACTAGATGAGGTGTTTGATTCCAGCCTAGATAGTGTTGGCACAGATGAGTTTTTGAAACTGATACATGAGATGGGAACCGAAACAAACATCTTTGTTATCAGTCATAAAGGCGACCAACTCTTTGACAAGTTTAGGTCCATTATTAAGTTCGAGAAAAAGAACAATTTTTCACAGGTGATTATATGAGCGAAATTAAACCAATAGAAGGTGTCTTTAAATTAGATACCAGTGACGCCTTAAAAGGTGATGTCAAATCAGTAGTAGAGAACATTGAAACGTTCAAACTAGTTGCTGAGAATGATCCTGTTCTATTTGAACCATTGCCTTTGTTTGACTTTGCAAACCCTCCAGTGGATCCAAATAAGTTTGCTTCTTCATTAGTGGAAACTTGTAAACGTGAACAAGGTGTCGGCCTGTCCGCAAATCAATGTGGTTTTAAACACCGTGTTTTTGTTATGGGTGCCAATGATGATTATGTGGCATTTTTCAATCCTAAGGTTCTCACATCCGAAGGTGAAGCTCACATGATGGAAGGTTGCCTTTCTTTCCCACTCCTAGGATTACATATCACAAGAGCCAAAAAGATTACCGTGGAATACCAAGATTTCCAAGGAGAAACAAAGAACATGACTCTGGATGGCATATCTGCAAGAGTTTTTCTCCACGAGCTTGACCATATGAATGGAATAGTGTATACTCAACTTGCAAAACCTCTTGCATTGAAATCTGGAATGAATAAACGCCAGAAGACATTCAAGAAGTTGGCAACAGCATATGCACAAATGATGAAACGTGAAAGTAATACAAATGGCACAAACGCCTCCAGAACTCGTTGAGAAACAATGGCAAGCATGGCAGGAAAAGAATCCTGTCATTGAACACATTGATACTGATGAACTTAAATCCAAGTTAATAGAAGACTTGACCTATGCTTCACAAATGGATGTAAAAGAGTATACTCTATATCAAAAGTGGTGTGAAGTCAAAGAACGTTATCCTGTACAAAATGTTTCTACGTTATGGGGTGATGAACTTCAGATGGTCAATAAAAACCAAAAAGAAATCATCGATGAAGTTAAAACAAACTTTTGGATGCCAAAGAATCCAGATGATTATGAAAACCTAAAACCTAAACTTGTATTACATAATGGACCATTGGCGGAAACATGGAATGCCATTCGTACATTTTCTTCCACAATGAAGAACAATTCTAACATTGGCCGTAATCTATTCTATGCGGTCGTTGATGAAGTCACAGGAAACTATCTTGGTGTCATCTGTATTTCATCTGACTTCTTAGACCTGACACCTAGAGATACTGCAATTGGATGGTCTAGGGATGTTAAAACACAACAAGGTATGATTAACCATACTGCAATCGGTTCTACAATCGTTCCATTGCAACCACTTGGTTACAATTACATGGGTGGCAAGTTGTTGGCCTTATTGTGTTTGGCTGATACAGTACAGAATGATTGGAAGAAACAATATGGAGACACTCTTGTTGGCGTTACTACAACGTCACTCTATGGAAAAACCAAAGCAGGTGGCCTATCACAATACGATGGCCTCACACATTGGAACGCTATGGGTTTCTCTTCAGGATCAGTTGCATTTGAACCTAAACGTTCTACTGCTAACATGGTGTATAATTGGATTAAAGAAAACCACACAAGAAAATACTTTGAGTGGTGGGAAGCAAAGAACACACAAGGCCTTCCACTGAAACGTGACCATAAAAACAGGTCATTGAACTTTGCCTATCCTAAACTTGGTATTCCCAAAGAACTTATCCGTACGGCTCATCAACGTGGAATCTATTTTTCTCCTTTGTATAACAATACTAATGAGTATCTCCGTAAGGAAATTGGTGAAGATGCTTTGGTAAAATCCTTTGATACAAGTGAAGAAGCATTGACAACAATTTGGAAGACCAAATATGCCAAAGGCCGAATCAGGCAATTGCAAAAGAAAAACATGGTATCATATGAAAACCTATTCTATGATGACCTAATCTATTTGACTTGGGAAGAAACCAAGGCCAAATATTTGCCACAAGTTGGCAGATAGTCAAGTATACCACAATTATGCTTGACAACTCGCATACATAAGTGTATGAT